AGGCCTTCTCAATATCAAAAACGAAAGGACCAGAAAAGCCGAATTAAATTCGGACAACTCAACGCCCGCACGTTTGCGGGTCCGTGAGGAAGTGAAAAAATCAAAGATAAAAACTCTCAAGAGGGAATTATGAAATATCAAATCTTCGTCGTTCACGACACCGTTTCAAAAATCTTCCTGACACCGTTCTACCAGGTCAACGATGCTGTTGCGAAACGCAACTTTGCATCAGCTGCAAATGACCGCACTACCGACATCGGACAAAACCCGTCCGATTTCCATCTTTACCATCTCGGCACGTTCGATAACGAAACTGCCGAAACAGTCCTGGGCCAGCTCACGAGCTATGGCCCGGCTTCTAACTACGTGAAGGGATAACCATGCACCGCAATCAATCAGTAATGAACCACAAGTTCAGCGAAGTGCCCCAAGCGGATATTCCGCGCTCGAGCTTCGACCGTTCGCACGGTCACAAAACCACGTTCGATGCGGGTTATCTCATTCCCATCCTCATCGATGAGGCCTTACCAGGTGACACGTTCAACGTGTCAATGACCGGCTTCGCCAGGCTCGCCACGCCCATCTTTCCCATTATGGACAACATGATGATGGACACCCATTTCTTTGCGGTCCCGTATCGCCTGGTCTGGGACAACTGGCAAAAGTTCAACGGTGAACAAGTCAATCCCGGCGATTCCACCGACTACATCATTCCGCAAATGGTCTCGACTGCCGGCACCGGCTACCTGGCTAACTCCATTCACGACTACATGGGCTTGCCCGTGGGTGTGCCAGGTCTCACACATTCCGCTTTATGGCATCGTGCCTACAACCTGATCTGGAACGAATGGTTCCGCGATCAAAACCTGCAGGACAGCCTTGCTGTCGCCAAAGGCGACGGCCCGGATCTTCCCACGGCCTATACCCTGCAGCGTCGTGGCAAGCGTCACGACTACTTCACCAGCGCACTTCCATGGCCACAAAAAGGCGATGCCGTTTCGATTCCGCTTGGTTCCCTGGCGCCGGTCAAAACGAATGCTACGGATCTCGTAACTGGTGCTCAGACCGGTATGTATATGCGTGATGCCACCGCTGGTGGCACTGGTGCTACCAGTACTCTCGCTATCAATACTGGTGCTGTCTATCGGGCTACTGGTGCTCCCGGTTCTTATATCGACGGTGTGTATCCGTCGAATCTTTACGCGGATCTCTCCGAGGCAACGGCGGCGACGATCAACTCACTCCGCCAGGCATTCCAGCTCCAGAAAATGTATGAGCGTGATGCCAGGGGCGGAACGCGTTACGTCGAGCTGCTCAAGGCTCACTTCAAAGTTACCTCGCCCGATTTCCGGCTTCAGCGTCCGGAATACCTGGGCGGCGGTAGCACCGCCGTCAACATTTCACCCATCCCGCAAACCAGCGCAACCGATGCGGCTGTATCCCCCCAGGGCAACCTGGCGGCGATGGGAACCGCACTTCTCAACGGCCATGGCTTTACGCAGTCGTTCACTGAACACTGTCTCATCATCGGCCTGGTCTCTGTTCGTGCGGATCTCACTTATCAGCAAGGCCTCAACCGTATGTGGAGCCGTCGCACCCGTGAGGATCACTACTGGCCTGCGCTCTCGCATATCGGTGAACAAGCCGTTCTCCGCAAGGAGATTTACGCGACGAGCGTTACAGCCGACAACGACATTGTGTTCGGCTACCAGGAGCGCTATGCGGAGTATCGTTACAAACCCTCGCAAATCTCCGGCGAGTTCCGCAGCTCATTCGCACAGTCGCTCGACTCCTGGCACCTTTCCCAGGAGTTCGGCTCAGCTCCTGTGCTCGATGCCACCTTCATCGAAGAAAATCCGCCGGTCGATCGCGTCATTGCTGTTCCCGACGAACCCCATTTTCTGTTCGACTCGTTCTTCAAATATCACTGTGCCAGGCCCATGCCGGTATACGGCGTTCCTGGTCTCATTGATCACTTCTAAGGTGGACACATGCGAACACTCAAAAAACAGCGCGGTTTCTTCACCGCGCTTGCTCCGTTCGTTCCATCGCTCATATCTGCAGGGGCTTCGCTCCTGGGCGGTAGCAATCGCAACTCGGCCCAGGCACATCAGGCTGATGTCGCTAATGCTTTCTCCGAGCGTATGGCCTCGACTCAGTATCAACGGGGCGTATCGGATCTCCGCGCAGCTGGTCTCAATCCGATCCTCGCTGCGACCAAAGGCTTCTCGGCCGGTGCTCCTACCGGCCAGCAGGCACAGATCCAGGACGTGCTTACGCCTGCGGTCAGCTCCGGCTTGGATGCTTACCGCACTGAAAGCAAAGTACAGTCTGAAAAACAAGATCGAAACATCAAAAAGCCCATCGAGGAAGCCGCCAGGGGCATCACCCCGGCGATCTCCCAGGGCGCAGACGTTATACAGAAACTTCCGGAAATAATTGGCTCAGCAATTTCCAGCGCGATGAGCGCTGTCACCTCTCCGGAATCGTTTCCATTGCCAGCCAAAATGCGTGAGCTGAAAGAATCTCTCACGCATCCGTCGAAATCCGTTCCCGAATCGGTGAAGGGTTTCATCGCGGAAAAAATCTTCGACAAGGGCGAAAGATATAAACCAAAAAAACCTCCCAAGTCGCTCGGCGACGTATGGTCAGCACGTGATGCGCTTCAGTATCTGACCAATCGCTTCGGCCACAATTCTGCAAAAAGCGCCACACTCGGAACACCTTCCGGAACCCAGGGAAGATCATTCTCTGGCAAGTGGGAATAGATCCCACAACTACTCTTTACAAAACGGGGTGCGGTCTTGACCTTCGGTCTTTCACAACTAAAAGGAACACTCAACATGAGCGCAAAAACTTCAGCAACTACACCGTCTCAAAACAAGCGAATCATTTCTGCATACACCGCAAAACTCCGCACACCCATCAACTTCACCGGCCCTGGCCGCACAAAGCAATCATTCAAAGATGAGTGCGACATCAACAACATCATGGCGCGTTATCGCACAACCAGGCTCCTGACCTGGACGAACGAAAACCAACCCCGCTACGCGGACTGCACCGGCTACGACTACCAGGTTGCGATGCAAACCATTACCCAGGCGAACGGGCTTTTCCAGGGAATGCCCAGCGCGCTGCGCGCCGAGTTCGACAACGACCCGCAAAAATTCCTCGCATTCTGCGAGGATGAGCGAAACCTCCCACGATTGGAGGAAATGGGCCTTCTGAGGCCCGACTACAAAGCAAGCGGCCTCCCTACGGACACGGTTCCCCCGAACCAGTCTGTCCCCCCTACGTCCAATCCTCCGGCGAATAAACCCGCCGAAGGCGGAACCGCGAAAGCGTGAGCGAAGCGAATCCTGGCATTAAGCTTCCTTGATGTCTTAATGCCAGGTGACAACAAGTCACCTAAAAAGGGGTAGTATTACCCCGTCACACGACGAAGTTTTTAATCAAAACAAGGAGTTACACCATGAAAAGGTTCGGAATGTCCGGCAACGCCAGCAAAAAGAATTTCACCCGCAACGCGGGAGCACACCCCCGCAACTTTTCACCCAATCCGATGCGCGGCGGCTACCGTCTCTGATGCCCTGCTATCACCCGCGGCAAGCCTGGTGCTCTGCCGCGGGATCTGATGGAAAAAAACGCATTGCCTTCAATCCGCGCAAAGGTTTCAACTCGTTTCTGCTCCCCTGCGGAAAATGCGTCGGCTGTCTCCTGGACAGATCCCGCGACTGGGCAACCCGTTGCATTCACGAAGCACAGATGCACGAGTTCAAATGCTTCATCACTCTCACCTACAGCGACCGCTATCTGCCGCCTGGAGGATCACTTGTAAAAAAACATTGGCAGGATTTCATGAAGCGACTGCGAATCCATCCGCAGTTCAATCCCATACCGATACAATTTTTTGCATGTGGAGAATATGGCGAAACAACTTTCCGACCGCACTACCATGGACTTATTTTCGGGATCGACTTCCCCGACAAAAAGCTCTATTCAGAAAATCGACAGGGCAACCAGCTCTTTACTTCTGATCTACTCGACAAAATATGGGGTTTTGGAGAGTGCAAAATTGGCGCCGTCTCATACGAGACTGCCGCTTACACAGCTCGATACGTTCTCAAAAAAGCCGGTGGCCGCTTTGCTGCGGGCCACTACAAAAAAGTAGATGAACAAACCGGCGAGATCTACACACTGGAACCGGAGTTCCAGCTCATGTCGAACAAGCGCCCCATTGGAAAAACTTGGTTCGAAAAATTCAACTCCGATGTCTATCCGGATGACTTCGTTATTATTGAAGGCAGGAAATCAAAACCCCCTCGTTACTACGACAAGCTGCTCTCTCGACGAGATCCGGAAGGCCTTCTCAATATCAAAAACGAAAGGACCAGAAAAGCCGAATTAAATTCGGACAACTCAACGCCCGCACGTTTGCGGGTCCGTGAGGAAGTGAAAAAATCAAAGATAAAAACTCTCAAG